GTATTTCAATCTGTACAAGTGCGGTGTTAACCAAACTAAATCAGATATACCTTTCTTCTCCCGAAAAGAAATAAAATATTTTCGGGAATCGTGGTAACTGATACTTTGGAACTGTATACTAAGCCAAGTTTAGGCCCGTTATGCGATAAATCCTAGGTTGGTGGAGAATACGGTTTCGTTGTTGAAGTGGCTGCTGTTACGCGGCGCTGGATAAGTTCAGTAGGCTGAAAGACGAGGTTTCTACCGCGTTATCTAAGTCTACAGGGAAAGTAACCGTTGAGGACACTGGTGAGGGTAGGACGCCGGTTACGGTGGTATTACCCATGGCCGTGAAATCTGGTTATACTGTTTTCAACAGGGAGTTGAATGTTATGGCCAATACTCATGCATATATACGTCTCAGTGCTCTTTTGAGCCAAGTTGAGACATGGCAGAGTACGAGGACGAGTGTGTTGTCTCACCTTGGTATTATGTTGAACGGGGTAAGTAAGTTGGGGGAACGTAATTTCTTCTCACGGAGTAAACGCTTCGGTACTCATACCCTTGACGGGGATGAGATCTTTTGCGACCTTGGCGGAGAGGGGGTCAGTCAGGTACTGACTAGACTCACTGTCGCTCTCGGTGCTGCTAAAGGTGAAGGGGCGCAGTCCAGGAATGCAAAGAGGGGAGCACCACCGGCTGCTGGCCAGATAGAAACAGAAGAACAAGGGCAGACTGATCAATCGTTGGCTATATCTAATGCTTTGGGCGAACTGATGACTTATGTTAGTTCGAAAGAATACACTATGAATGAGTGTTACACACAGGATTCTTTCGAGGCTAAGTATAATCTTAAGTGGGAAGGTTCGAGTTGACGGGATGGCGTCTCGGATAAGAGTAGGGTCCAAGTGGTGGAGGATCTGTCTAACAGACTCACACTGGCTGACGACCTGGGTATCTTACCGAGACGCGACAATATGGGGATGATCATCAAAGATGAACCTGAAGTTGTGTACTCAGAACTAGAAGACAGATTACTGAGTTTTGAGCATTCAGTTTATCATCCCTGTGCGATAACAGTTGAGAGAGAGATATCTACTACTAGTGATCTACTGGTTGTACCTGACACTGAAGATGTGGAGTTCGTTGAGAACGATAGTGTTATCGTCACGGAAGTCATGGTGGATGATGAATCCAATTACTATTGGCTTTATGCGGTCCTGCTCATCATCTCCTTTCTTATTACTGGTTTTATAGCTCTGTCACGTTCTTTTATTCACTTTCTTGGTGATGGCAGACAGGGACCAGGTGGACAAACACGGTATAGAATAGCCAGTGCGTTGTGGGCCGTAAGACTGTGGTTACTTCGTCACGCTACATTACGTTTCTGCGGATTGGGTGTCGTTCGCAAGACGCACACCAGGAGTTCCATGCGTAGGTACTTGCGTGACTACAATTATCAGCTTGACATGTGGGAAGCTGCTGCCAGCTGTTCGCCCAGCGAGGCACTGATAGTGGCGGATCAACATATATTCGTATCTGGTGTCATGCGTTTGCTTGATTACGAGGGCGATCTAACATGTGTCGGCGACATCAGAAAAGTGATGACCAACTACGGAATGAAAAATTTTTCTTTTGAAAAATGGTTAGACAAGCAGACCGTTAGTTGTTCTCTAGTCGTCCTGAATGACAAAGTAAAAAATGATGACGTGCATCTCGATGAAAATATGTTATCTTTGGAGAATGCATCTATCGAGGAGGTTCTTGCATGCGTTATTGAAACGCAAAGGGGTAGTCTCTACTTTAATGACATCATCGCTTTGCAGTTCGCTTTTAAGCTCATTGGTACACCTGAATTTTCAGACTTTGTACTTGCTTACAAAGGCCCTCTGTATCCTTGTTACGTTGAAGCCATAAAGAGACATGGCGACGAGTTGGCTAAGTGGCGAGTTGATGAGGACAGAAATAGACAGAGTGAAAAAGCTATCGAGTGGTTGCTGTTAGCAGGTCAAGGTGCTTTTGTTGTATCATCAGGTGTGACGGTGGGAGTTCTCATCTATCGGATTCATAAATGGTTGAAGAAGAGGTTGTTGTTGCGTGCTTTACAGTCTCTACCATCTGTGGGTGGGAGTTCTGGTGGAGGTGGTGGTGCACTGCCTATGTCAGTGCTCAATCAGTTTGGTCAGGCTCTCACGTTCGATGAGCGTTTGGCGGCGTTGCAACACCATCTTGATCTTGGAGAGGATAACTTGGATTATTGCTCTTCTACTGACCTTAAACAAGAAGTTGCTAACGTTCTTGCTACTAGGGCTGACGATGCCTTTCATGTTGCTGACGTGCCGTACGTTGTCGATGTTGTTAGGTCTGTTGGGTCTGTGTCCACCAATCTTGGTGGATCTGTTGTTGGAGGTGTAAGTGCTAGGGTCTCTGACGGTGCCAGTTCTTCTCTAGTGTTGAGTAATGCGCGTAGTACTAAGTCTAGGCGTCGTTCAGTGTCCAAGAAAGATAGGGTCTTTCCTGGTGGTTACAGTGTGTATAGTGATATGTTACCTAGTAAAATAGGTGGGAAAAGTGGTGTGAGTAGTTTGAAAATGAAAATTGCTAGTAAGCCTTTGGCGATCTAGCATGTTGTTTTTGTATTCACACTCAATCTTACCATTAACGTAATCGTTATGACTACTGGTACTCATTCTTGTGAGAAGTGTGCTAACGGTTTCTCTAATGTCATCTGCGTTAGTAAGTATCGTACTAGCGTGTATAAATCTCTAGGTTTGGTTCCTGTTAAGTGTCGTCTGCCTGCAGATTGTGGTGTTAATTGTGGTATGCCTGCAGCTTTTGTTCTGGTGAAAGGACATCCAGAGTTGTCCATGGATGGTTTCTGCGGTGAAAAACATAGGGGTTATGTGGTTTCAGGGGCATGGCGTATGGCTCAACTTCAAACTTTAAATGCTGAGTTGGATAAGTTGGAAGCCAGGGAAGAATCGTTGCGTTCGCAGATTCGCGGTCTGAATGAGGCCATTAAGGCCTCAACCGCACCCGTTTACGCTCCAATTAAACTTCAAAAGCTGAAAGTTGAAGCTTCCAGCGTCGATGAAAAAAAACAGACTCGTAGCACTGATCTCTGTGCTGTGATGACTTCTGTTATGACTAAGCTGTCACCTGATTCCACACCGAAAAAAACTCGTGTGGAGTAATTGTGTATGTCCTTACTGACATCTGCGTTTGTATCTGTGTGTGCGTGCTGGATTCGGTAACCAGGATAAAGAACCCGGCCGAAAATCGTTCCAAAAAATATGGAATAAAGGAGGGGCAAGTCTGTCACTTTGGCTAGAAGAGTTATCACACTCTATAAAGAATGACGCGGTCTTTGCGATAAAAGATGGTGCTTGCTATTTCACCTAAATCGAAATAGCGACTGGGCGTCCCGCAGTACGTTTAAACTGTAGGGACTATCCTCTAGTCTCTACTGATGTAATTGAAAAAAGATCAGTATTAGATTGTGATGGGGAGCGACTGGGTGTCGCGGTTGCTAAGACACAGCAACTAAGAGGGGTTCAATTCCCCCCCAAACCGGTGGGTAAACCGGCCCA